AAGGAGATTGCGTATAATGAGAACTGCCGTTATAGGTTGTAGTCATAGTGCAGGATATCAATTCCCTGCTCCCGATGGTATACGTGACCGTTGGAATGATAACAACTGGGCGGAAGTTTATATTAATAATCAAAACAAGGACGGTGTGATATTTGCTTGTCCTGGTAGAGGTTGGTATGATTATAGTGAGCGTCTTGCTTTCTTGTTTAAAAAGTATGACGACATTGACGAAGTTGTTATACAACAAACATATTGGAATCGTTATAGATTAGGGTTTAGTAATCCTTGTTATTACGAAAACATTATTCCACTTGATGCTCATATGATGCAAGAAGAAACAAAAGGACGTATTGATTGTTATAATATTAATATGTGGAATGACGAACTTAAAAGTTTTGATGGCGGACGTATAACTATGTCTGGTGATTATGCAATACAACCAACATTAAGTATGAAGTTTGATCCGTTTGATTTAATTGAACCAAACTTACAACAGGAAGGTTACCAAAGAGTAAAAGCATGGTACGAAGTAATGACTGTTGTTAATCAAAGACAGTTTTTCAAAGAAGTATATCTTTGGAATCAAATGTGCAAAGAAAACAACGCGGTGTTAAAAATCTTTGCCATAAACGACCAGACTTGGCTACCTAAAGATCTAAATATCATTGGGAACGTACAAGCGGACGTATCAGAAAAAACTGCAACACAGTTTTTATTAACCAAGGGTGAATTACAAGACTTTGTAGTAGATGATGAGCATTTCAATTTAGAAGCACATACTCTTATTGCAAACGAATATATCCCTAACATGAAAGGAAGTTTATGTTGAAACAAGTAATGATAGATGCGGCAAGAAAACATGCAGAAGCAGAGATTGACTTGCACAAGGCTAATATCGAAGTGTACATGCAACAGGTAGTTGGAATTGGTGAACACTCAGATATTATTGAGACCATCCAAAAGGAATTGGATAAAATGGCTCAGGCGCACGATCGTTTAGAAATGCTCAACAAATACTTTGGTTAAATCCATATATAAAGTGTTTGACATTGATCTAAATATATCGTATAATATAATACAACTAAGACAGGCAATCCACTGCCTTAACATCGGAGAAGTAAATGAGTAAAGTAGAAGAAATAAAAGCAAAACTAAAAGAGCAAGGTATTCGTTACTGGGCTAATGATAATATTAGCGAAGTACTCGAAGAAGGTGACAAACAAGCACTTATCGAAGAGGCAATTCCTGCTTTTGAAAATGTATTGCAAAAACTGTTAATTGATACAGAAACAGATCCTAACAGTATGGATACTGCAAGACGTATGGCTAAGATGTACATTAATGAGATTATGGCCGGACGTTATGATAAGATGCCTAACCCAAGTGCATTTCCAAACTACATTGAAGGTGGTTATGAAGGTATGTTGGTAGTAAGGAGTGAACTTACAAGTTTATGTTCACATCATCACCAGACTGTTAAAGGAGTAGCATACATTGGTATCATTGCAGGTCCGAAACTTTTAGGTCTTAGTAAGTACACAAGGATCGCACAATGGTGTGCAACACGTGGAACATTGCAAGAAGAACTTAATGTTATGATTGCAAATGCAATACAAAAAGAAACAGGTAGTGAACACGTTGGTGTTTATGTACAAGCAACACATGGTTGTTGTGAGAACAGAGGTATTAAAGCACATAGTTCTTTAACGCAAACTACTGTATTACGTGGAGCATTTAAAGACGATCCAGCAACTAAAAAAGAGTTTATAGACAACGTAAAACTGCAACAACAGTTTGCTTGTTAGGAGGCTCTTATAATGACAACTGAGAAGAAGTATTATTACAGTGAGATATTTCACTCCATTCAAGGTGAAGGACACTATACTGGTGTTCCGACAGCATGGATTAGATTCTTCTTGTGTAACTTACAGTGTAGCGGCTTTGGTCAAGTAGATCCAACTAACCCGGATACATATGACCTGCCGTTCCTGGATTATGACGTAAGCCAAGTAAAAAGAGTTGAAGACTTACCTGTATGGGAAAAAGGTTGCGATAGTTCTTATACTTGGGCAAAGAAGTATAAACACTTAATGGGACAAGAAACTCCTACTGTATTAGCAAATAAGATTGTTGATATATTAAAAACAGATAGCAATCCAGAAGGATTGTTTCTTCATCCTATGAGTAAACAAAGACAACACTTATGTTTTACTGGCGGTGAACCTTTAATGGTTACAGGACAGGCGGCAAGTGTTGGAATATATGAAGAACTTGAAAGACAAGGTAACTTGCCTGATAGCATGACGTTTGAAACTAACGGCACACAGAAGTTAAGAGATCCATTTAAAGAATGGGTAAAAAGAATTAATGAAGAAGTATTCTTTAGTTGTAGTCCTAAATTATGGACAGTAGCAGGTGAAGAAAGTAAAAAAGCAATTATTCCAGAAGTAGTTGGCGAATATGCAGAACTATCTAAAGCAGGACAATTAAAGTTTGTTGTTGGTTCTGAACAAAGACAATGGGATGAAATGGATTCTGTTATAGAAAAATTTAGAGCAGAAGGCGTTGAATGGCCTGTATGGGTTATGCCTGTAGGAGCCAGAGAAGAAGAGCAAACTGCAACGGCAGGTGATGTTGCAAAGATGGCTTTTCAGAGAGGATATAATGTGGCGGCACGAGTACACGTTTACTTGTTTGGTAACGCCATAGGAACATAATATGATATTTTGGTTAGGATTTACTGTTATGGTATTGAACGAAGGGTTCGTGATCATGCGACACGTACACCCTTGGTTTGCACATAAGAGAGAAGCACTAATAGCCAAGTATGGAAGTAATTGGAAACGTTTCCATGCCTTATTAGATTATGTATGGATAGGTGGTGTTACGTTAGGTATGGCGGTAGACATTGCTAACTGGAAGTTATATTTCACAGTGCTGGCAACCTTTTGGACGGTTGTAGGCGTAAGTGTGTATCTTCCATTACTTGTTAAGAAGTTAACAAAGAAAAAAGTAAAAGTCGATAATGATGTACATTTACATTCAGACGGTTTATATCCATATAAAGAAATGAACGAGGCACGTGACGAAGTGAAACGTAAGAAGAAAAACAAAAACAAGCAACTTGACGAAGATGCTATTAGAAAGGCAGGATGGTGAATATGTTAGATAAAATGAAAGACATGTTAGGCATGAAAAAGGCTACAAAAGGAACTGAGCTCTCGCATAGAGATCTTATGTTAAAAGAAAAAGAAGCGGCAACTAAGGCTAAGAAACCTTGGGTTGGCGTACTTGATACACAAGTAAACAAAGATAATATTAAAAATGGTTTCTTTGAACTTGACTGGAACAACGAGTTTATTGAGCAACTGCTTGATGCTGGTTACAAAGGTGAGTCAAATGAAGAAATTGTTGACCTGTGGTTTAAAGACCTCGCAAGAAATGTACTTGCAGAAGAAGGCATGGACACTACAAGAGGTGCAGGTTATATTAACACAACAAAAATAAGCAAAGATAAATCGGAGGTAAAATGATAATTGAATATTTAGATACCGCAATAATGATTGCAGGAGTATTTTTTCTATATAAGATTGCAAGAAATTTAAGAATGATACTAAAAGAAATGTGTCATATCGGAAAGAAGATTAAGTAATGAGTATTGTAAGAATTAAAAGTTTTCATCCATTAACAGAGTTTGCACCAAGTTGGAATATTCCTCTTTGGTTAACAAACTGGACTGACCATGAGCATGTAGATGCCATTAAAAAATGGATAATTGATAACGAGAAGACTATCTTAGATTACGAATATACCTCAACAGGTGGTACAGGTCTAAGCAAAGATCATATTACAACACGTTTTGGAAAGTATAACTTACTATCACAAGACGATCCTGCATTTAATGAACTGCTAACGTTTTTAAGATATTCATATATTGAGTACGTGCAAACTGCACAACTTGAACTTAAAGACTTGCAGATTGTATGTTGGGCAAACATTCTTAAACAAAATGAAGCAATGGAACCGCACTCACACGGTGCTCAACCAGATTCTTATTTGAGTGGTAATATGCATTTGGAAGATTATTCAACTGCAACATTTTACAGAAGTTGTTATGATCCTGAATCAAAACTTGGCTTACCAAATAAAAAAGGTGGCTGTGTAATGTTCCCGAGTAGCACACAACACTATACAGGTGAGCATGATTCAAAAGATCCAAGAGTTAGTGTAGCATTTGATTTAAGATTAACGGGTTCATTCAATCACGAAGAAATGAATGCCATTCCGTTTATGAACAAAGAAGTGCTAACCAAAATACAAGAAAAGTATAAAGCACAAGCAGAAGCAAATAAACAGGTTGACAACAGTACTAAAAAGTAGTATAATAACACTATATTTTATTACAAGAGGACAACTAAATGACATACATACTCGTTGATACTGCTAACACATTTTTTCGTGCAAGACACGTAATTCGTGGTAACCTTACAGATAAGGTTGGTATGGCTTTTCATATTACACTTGCTGGTGTAAGAAAGGCTTGGCAGGACTTTGATGGGTCGCATGTTGTATTTTGTTTAGAAGGTCGTAGTTGGCGTAAGGACTTTTATGAGCCGTACAAGCGAAATAGAAGTGATGCACGAGCGGCGGCTACTCCACAACAACAAGAAGAAGATGAAGTGTTCTGGGAAATGTTTGATGAGTTCAAAGATTTCGTAGGTAATAAAACTAATTGTTCTGTATTACAACATCCTGAACTTGAAGCAGATGACTTGATTGCAGGTTGGGTACAAGCACACCCTAATGATAATCATGTTATTGTTTCAACTGATGGCGACTTTGCACAACTTATTGCTCCTAACTGTAAACAATACAATGGTATTCAAGACATGACTATTACACATGAAGGTTACTTTGATAAGAAAGGTAATCGTGTTATAGATAAGAAAACTAAGGCAGAACGTCCTGCACCTAATCCACAATGGTTATTGTTTGAAAAGTGTATGCGAGGTGACACAAGTGATAACGTGTTCAGTGCATATCCTGGTGTAAGAGTAAAAGGTACAAAGAACAAGGTAGGCTTAACAGAGGCGTTTGCTGACAAGGATAGCAAAGGCTACAACTGGAATAACTTGATGTTACAACGTTGGGTAGATCATAATGGTGACGAACATAGAGTATTAGATGACTATACTCGTAACGTAACACTTTGTGATTTGACTGCACAGCCAGATAACATTAGAAGTATTATTGATAGTGTAATCAAAGATGCTACAGTAGAGCCTAAGGCAATTACACAAGTAGGTATTAAACTTATGAAGTTCTGTGCTAAACACGACTTGGTAAAAGTAGGTGAACAAGTACAGAGTTATAGCGAGCCATTAAATGCGAGATACGTATGCAACTAATGGACGAAAATTATGCTGACGCATATGAACTACTTTGCTCATTAGATCCTGATGTACAAAAAGCCGTTACTACTAAATTTCCGTTCTTAAATGGCGGTGTAGAAACACGTAGAATGGTTGTATTAAGGGAAAACGTAGCCAAGAAATTAGGTACTATTTTAGACGATTTACCTGTCCAAAATATGTCAGTTAGCGAAATAACGAAGTTAAATAACTTAGACAATATGCCTCAAGACCCTTATATGCTTAAAGCATTACAGGATATAAGTGGTAAAGAAGGGTATAGAGAAGTGTACATTAAGGAACTAACTGCACGTGATAAACGTGATAGTAGAGAAAGAGAGTTTCCTTTAGAGCCTATTATTGAAGCAGTAGAAGCCGGGTCATGTCGCCCACCTTTGATTATAGAATTAGACAGCGGTCGATTTGTTATCGATGGCAGAACAAGATTATATGCGGCCGTGGCGTCAAACAAAAGTTTAGATGTAACTGTCATAACAACTGAAGTATTAGGAGGAATAAATGACTATTAAAGGAAAATCTATTGTAGCAGGCAAGTTTTGGATTGTTGAAGAGGACGGTGAACGTATCGGTACTCTTTCTAAACAAGAAGATAAAACTTATATGTACTGTTGCAATACACATACAAAATTTTATGAAAGCGAAAAGCAGTTAAGTAAAGAGATTGCTATCGAATGGGAAACAACTATTTCTGATGCAAACAAAGATAAGGTTGCAGATAAAGAAGTACATGGATTTCCAACTTCATGTGTACCACACAATAGTATGTATGATGTAAAAAAGAAGTTACCTTTGTTTACAAAGAGTAAAAAATCTAAAAGTTTATATTGTGCAGGTTACTACATTATTAAATTTGACAAAGGCTGGGTAAGAAGTTTTTGTCCTAAGATGGTAACTTGTGAAAATTATGTTTCAAAAGGACCTTTCAAAACAGAACTCGAAATGCGTTCGGAACTATCAAAGGCAAATGCAGATGCAAAAAGAGCCAATTAATACAGTTCCTTTAGAAAAGTTCTTTTCGCAAGTAAAGGCCGCCGAGTCAAGCAATGCACATGATGTAAGACTAACACTCGACGATGCTAAATTACTTGCATTTACATTAGGGCAAATCAATGCCCGTCTACTTGGTAACATAGAAGAATTTATTTCTACCAAAGCAATAGAAAAAGAATCAGAAGTTATTAACGTAGAGATGGACGGTGGTGGATTCAAAGAGTAATGATAAAACAAACTTTGTTTTCAACAGATATATACAAGGTAAAAGTTAAGCAACAAGAAGAACTAAAAAGTTTCTTCGTCTCAAACATAGAAAGTGAATATAATGTTAAAGGTCCTAATTGCGATTTCTGCAATGTATACAGTGATTATTTTTCAGGCGCTCGGCCAGTAGACTGGGAAGACATTCTTCCAAAGTATCAATCAACGATACAAGAGTTTCTAAACGAATACGGATATAAAGATTCGCACAACTGGAAGGTTGGTATTGATGCTTGGTATAACGTAACAGGAAAAGGCGGTTGGGGAGAAACACACAATCACTTATCAAGTCCAAGAACAATACAAATTAGTGCAGTACATTATGTAAAGTACGATCCTGAACATCATACTCCTACAATATTTTATAATCCATCAAGCGATGGCATACGTAGTAGTGCTCCTACGCCTATTACAAATAACTTACCTACAATGTGGCCAAAAGAAGTCGTTAATGCAGACGCCTTAGAAGGCGATATGATATTCTTTCCACCCTATTTAAATCATAGTATTCCTGTACAAAAATCTGATGTACCGAGAATAACGACAGCATTCAACATAACAATTACTGAGAATTAGGATAAATATATACGTAGTTTATAAAAGAGGAACAACGTATATGAGTAGACCTAAACCAACAATACTGTTGGAGTACATTGATAAGAAGACTTACAAGTCAGATCAGATACTCGCGGCCGATGCGATTTGGGCAGTTTTCTATCAGGGAAAACCTTTCAATCTAAAAACACAAAATTCATTATCAAGTTTTCCAGGACCTAAGTACAAGAAAGTTTCTTTTAGTAATCCAGGACATGCACACAACCTTGCTAAGAAGTTAAACGACTTGTTTAACTGTAGCGAGTTTACTGTTGTAGAACTTAAAGATGGAACAGTAATTACAGAGGGCAAATAAATGTATGAATATAAATGTAAAATTTTAAGAGTAGTAGACGGTGATACCGTTGACGTAGATATCGATCTTGGCTTTGGCATGTGGATGCACAAAGAACGTGTTCGAATGATGGGTATAGACACTCCTGAATCAAGAACACGTGATAAAGTGGAGAAAGCATTTGGACTCGCATCGAAAGCCAAACTTAAAGACCTGTTACCAATCGGATCCATACAAATCCTTAAAACAGAAATCGACAGAAGCGGTGAAGATAAAAAAGGAAAGTTCGGAAGAATCCTTGGAGACTTTATCACCAAAGACGACAAAAGATGCACTGACATACTTATTGAAGAGGGATATGCTGTAGCATACTTCGGCGGATCGAAAGAAGAAGTTCAAATGAAACACATGGCAAACAGAGAAAAATTAATCCGTGAAGGTATAGTTACACCACCCAAGCCAAAGAAGAAGTAAATGAATTGGAAAGAAACCTATACAAAGGTCTTCTTAAAACAAGCAGACATTAGCATTAACGAAGCAACCATGAAGCAGTATTTGCCTGCATGGTGGCAAAACACAAGAGCCAAAGACGAAGGTGGCTTAAGATTAACTGATGCTGGTATGCTATTTCTCACAGAAAAATTAGATTTAGTATCATATGATGTTCCTTTCCCAGAAGACTTTCAACTTACAACTAATACAGTAATTTGGTTAGACCGTTTTATTACGTGTCCATACTATCTAACTAACAGAGGAATCACTGTATTTGACGAAAAGAAAGCACTCGAATTACATCTTTTTAGTGGAGATGTTAAGAAATATGGCCTTACAAAAGCATTGAAAAGAGCCGACGAAGAACTAACCTCTTGATTTTACTGGCTTATTTTGGTAAGCCTTATCCAAAAATAATTTAAAAAAAGTGCAAATAATGGTTGACCTTTGCTCCTAATGACTGTATTATATATACATACTTAGAAATTAAGTATGGCACTGAAGTAAACGTATAAGGAGTACAAAATGGAAAACATTGCAACAAGAACAATTGGTCCAAATGATGCTAAGAAAAGTATCCTTAGGGCTATGAAGAAACAACGTCCAATCTTTATTTGGGGACCTCCAGGTATTGGTAAGTCGGACATTGTAAGTCAAATCACTAATACTTTTGAAGATTCAAAACTAATCGACATTCGTTTGTCATTGTGGGATCCTACGGACATTAAAGGTATGCCGTATTATGCCGCAAATGATAATACAATGAAATGGGCACCGCCAATGGAACTTCCAGATGCGGCAATGGCTAAGAAATATAAGACCATTGTTTTATTCTTGGACGAGATGAACTCGGCGGCTCCGGCTGTACAAGCGGCGGCTTATCAGTTAATTTTGAATCGTAGGGTTGGTACTTATGTACTACCTGATAACGTTCTTATCGTAGCGGCTGGTAACAGAGATGCTGATAAGGGTGTTACATACAGAATGCCTGCACCATTGGCAAACAGATTTGTTCACTTAGAACTTAAGGTGGACTTTGATGATTGGTTTCAGTGGGCAACTGAGAATAAAATCCACACAGACGTTGTGGGTTACTTGACCTTTAGCAAGAAGGACTTATATGACTTTGATCCTAAGTCACCAAGTCGTTCATTTGCTACACCTCGTTCTTGGTCATTTGTGTCTGAGTTACTTGAAGACGATGATGACGAGAATACCACTACCGATTTGGTTAGTGGTTCTGTAGGCGAAGGCCTTGCAGTGAAGTTCATGGCCCATCGTAAGATGGCTTCAAAACTTCCGAATCCATCGGAGATTTTGAAAGGTAAGGTAACAGAGTTAGAAACTAAAGAAATCAGTGCCATGTATTCCTTAACAGTTTCGCTCTGCTATGAACTAAAAGAAGCCAGCGACAAAGGCGATAAGAAATTTGACTCTATGGTTAATAACTTCTTATTGTTTGCTATGAAGAACTTTGATACTGAATTAGTTGTAATGGGTATCAAATTGGCACTTACACAATACCAACTTCCAATCGATCCAGATGAAGTTGACTGTTTTGATGAGTTCCATGAAAAGTTTGGAAAGTACGTAACTGCCGCACAGGCTTCGTAACAACTTTGGGGTAGTATATTTTGGTATACTACCCCATTTTTTTGATTGACAAATCCAATTAAATATACTATAATAATATTATAAACAATAAGGAATAGGCACATGGCAACACAAGATCAAGAAGTTTTAGATAGATGGGAAGAGATTAAGAAGAAGGCTGATGAACAGCCTGAGATAACTGACGAACTTCGTGCAGAAGTAAAAGATCGTATCATCGTTGCTCGTGTTGGTTTGTTGCTAAGACATCCGTTCTTTGGTAACATGGCTACAAGACTTATCATTAAAGAAGCAAGTGATTGGTGTCCTACTGCCGCAACAGATGGCAGACACTTATTTTATAGTGTTCCATTCTTTGCTAAGATGTCTAATAAAGAAGTTGAATTTGTTATTGCACATGAAATTATGCATTGTGTATTTGACCATATGACACGTAGAGAAGATAGAGATCCACAGATACATAACATTGCCGCAGACTATATTGTAAACAATACACTTGTTAGAGATAACATTGGTGAAAAGCCGAGAGACATTCCAATTTTCCAAGACTTTAAATATGATGGTTGGACGTCAGAGGCTGTATATGATGATATCTATCAAAAGTATGATGAAGAAGAATTAGAACAACTTGGTCAATTACTTGACGAACACATTGACTGGGATAAAGAGAATCAGCCAAAAGGTAAAGCACCTTCTAAAGGTGGTAAAGATAAAGGAGACAAACCTTCATACAGTAAAGAAGAACTTAAAAAGATACGTGACGAGATCAAAGACAGTATGTTACAATCAGCACAGGCGGCTGGTGCAGGTAATATGCCTAAAGAAATCGAACGTATGATTAAGGAACTTACTGAACCTAAGATGAACTGGAGAGAATTACTTCAGCAACAGATTCAAAGTACAATTAGAAATGATTATACATTTACTCGTCCTTCACGTAAGGCTTGGCATACAAGTGCTATCCTTCCAGGACTAAACTATGATGAAACTATTGACTTGTGTATTGCTATTGATATGTCAGGTAGTATTAGTAATAAACAAGCACAGATATTTTTATCAGAGATCAAAGGTATTATGGAACAATACCAAGATTATAAAATTAAACTATGGTGTTTCGATACAGAAGTTTACAATGAACAAGATTTTGACGCAAGTAATGACAACCTATTAGAGTATGAAGTTGCTGGCGGTGGCGGTACTGACTTTATGGCAAATTGGGAATACATGAAAGCGAATGATATTAATCCTAAGAAGTTCATTATGTTTACTGATGGTTATACTTGGGACACATGGGGTGACGAAGATTACTGTGATACTGTATTTGTAATCCATAGTAACCATGATAAAAATTTACAAGCACCTTTTGGAGTTACAACCCACTATGAAGATGAAACCAAATCCGCTTAATTTTTTCGGCATAAGGAAGTTAGATTATCCAGGCTCGCATTTAGAGTACATGGAAATTTCACCAAATTATAATATTGAAAAAGCAATCAGTAATTGGATACTTACCAATTGTAAGAGTCGCTTTTACGTAGGTAAAAACGTTACCTTAACAGACTCTAATGAAGTAGCAAGTAAACTCAGAATTGGATTTGAGGATCCAAAAGAACTTTCATATTTCGCTTTGGCGTGTCCTCATTTAAAATACAAATAAGTAATTAAGTATATACATTAATAAGTTAACAAAGGAGAAGACAATGTCTGATACAAACCAAAAGACTGCGGCACCTACTGAAGCATCGGCAAATGCTCCAGCGGCAGGTGGGCAGGTAGATCTTACAGTTCAAGATCTAAATACATTAAGAACTGTGATTGATATCGCTACACAACGTGGCGCCTTCAAAGCAAATGAATTACAAGCAGTTGGAACTACTTACAACAAGTTAGATATGTTCCTTCAGCAGGTACAGAAGGCTCAGCAAGACCAAAACGCACCAGCAACACCAGAGGGAGTTCCAGCAACGGCACAACCTATTAGTGGAGCAGACGCGGCGGCGGCAATGAGTGCTGAACCAACTGCACCAACAACGGAGAAGAAATAATGGCGATTAAACATATTGGCAAATTAAAGTCAAATAAAAGAAAGGTGGCTGTTGCATACAGAACCCTTCCTAATGATCCAGAACATGCATTGATCGTATCGACTGAAAACTTAACAGATTCAGATCACGATATCTTAATGCAATTAGTAGAATCACCAGCAGGACAAGATGCTGGCGAACTTGCTGAAGCAATGGCACGTACACGTCTTTCAGACGGTAGTGTTATGTTAGCAAGATTCCATTCTACTGGTAAATTGCAAAGAGTACCAACAACAGATGTAGACATGATGCCTACAAACACTGACACTATTAATCTTGCTGAATTAAACAAGGTTATTGCAGAGCAAAAAGGTGTTAGCATTGCTGACTTGGCTCTTAAGGACGATACACAGGACGTTGCAACTGTTAGTGAAACACCTGCAAGTGCTGATGCGTATGCACCAAGCAATGAACCTACTACACCAGCATCAAGTGATGGTGTAATGAGTGATGAAGATTTAGCAAAATCTTACAGATCTCAAGCAGATCGTTTAAGCAAAGAAGCGGCTCAATTGAGGCGTGATGCTGAGGCGTTGGTTCCGACCAAAAAGAAAAAAGCGTAGCACCGCTATGCCGAGGAAGAAACTACTAAAACTTCCTGCGGACGTTATTAGACATTGGCCTGAAGTATTCGAGGGCATAGAAGTAAAAACTATACCACTCGAATACCTTCAGCATATAGAGGTAACGTTTTCCAATAGGAAAAAGTGGATCATAGAATGTACGCCTTCGCTGTCTCAGAAGCGTTTTGAGAAAGATATCCGCGAACTATTCAATGAATACGGCACTACAATACAGAATGTAGACTTTGCAGTGGACAGTAAGAAGATCAAAGAAGACGTACAAAAAGGCACCAAAAACCTATTTAAAAAAGCACGTTTCAAGAAATAAATACATTATAGTAAAACAATTGGTATTGGATAAATACATATAGCAAAACAAATTTGGAGTAGGTAAGTATGGCACTTAAGATTAGACGAGGTACAACAGCAGAACGTGGCGCAATGACTGGCGCTAATCCTGCCCTTGCAGAACCTATTTGGGTAACTGATAAAGTAAACATTAACGGTGAAAACGGCACATTATACATAGGTGACGGAGCAACAAGCGGCGGTATTGCAGTTAATCCTCCAATTTCAATTGCTAAACTAACAGACGTTGATCCTTCATTAGCACCAGCAACAGGACAAGTACTTGCTTGGAATACATCAAATGCACGTTTTGAAGCGTCTACACTTAACCTTACAACTACTATTGGTGCATTAACAGATGTTGATGTAACAGGTGTTGTTAATAACAAAATTTTAAAATACAATGCATCTACAACTAACTGGGAAGTAGCAGACGAAGATTTCGCAAGTTTTAACTTTGATACACAACTTGCAAGTAAGAGTATTGACGGCTTAGGTGATGTTAGTACATCAGGTGCAGACGAACCAACACCAGGACAATACTTGGTATGGGATGATACAAATTCACAGTGGAAGCCAGGTGACTTAGATCTTGCTAACGCATCTATCGTAAACTTAAATGCTGATCTAAAAGGTTCAGTATTTGGCGATGACTCAACACTACTTGTTGATGGTATATCAAGTACAGTAAGACTTTACAATGGCGTAATGGATATTACTGCTGACTCACTTACATCATCTACAGGTAATGTAGAAGTTAGTAACAAAACTGAATCAACTTCAACAGTACTTGAAGCATACAACAGAGATGAAGCGACAGCAATTAGAGTTAACGGATTAAACGGTAACACATCAGCAAACATTTCAGGTTTTTCAATTAACGGTTACTACGGTGGCTTTGACGGCAGTGGTAGTGAAGTTAAAATTACATCAGGTAATTACATTGGTGAATTAAGTGCATTGGCATTTGATCCAGACTTTGATGGTAACGGTACTGGAAAGAAAGTTCTTTCTTCATTAATTTTATTTAGATCAGATCCAACTGAGGCTATTGCAAACGATACTGCAAAAGGTCAAATTGAATTTGTAACTAACGCAGGCACAGGTACAACACCTGTTGCTAAAACAATGTTGTTTGACGCTAAAGGTCAACTTGCAGTTAACAGAACAAGTGCAAGATCAACACTTGACGTTGAAGGTG